CAATTTCTGCAAGGCGTGGGGCGCGGTTCTTCAGGATTGCTTCACGGCTGGCAAGGTATTCGCGCTCACGCTTTTGAGCCTCTGCGGCGGCGGCATCGGCGGCGGCTTTGGGGTCTTGGCCAAACTTGCCAGCAACGGACCCCATGAAGTCAACGTATTCAGCATCAGACTTGAAAAAGCCACGGCTTTTCAGCTTTGCGACATCCTCCAACACCTTGGTGTATTCGGTGTTCTTTGCCACCATTGCCGACAGACGCTTAAATTCCTCGCGATCCGCACGTTCTTGCTCTTGCTGCAATGCGGCGGAACTCTTGCCCATGGCCTTCTCTGCGCCACGAAGTGAAAGCCGGTTCAGGTTTTCAAGCTGCGCCTCAAGGCCTGCAATTTCCTTTTGTGCTGCCGGTGTTGTCTTGTAAACAGGGTTTGCGGCTGCCCACTCATTCAGCCTGTCAGTGATTGCTTGCCGCTGGTCCTCTGGCCCCTTGGGGCGCCCAAAGGCAAACATGGCATGCGTGGTGCCTGAAACAATCTCCTTCACCCCCTTCCATGCACGCTCAAGGTATCCAAGGTTTTGCGCCTGCTCCTTCAGGTGGTCAATCAGCAGCTTGCCGGTTTCGGCCATGGCTTGCTGCTTTAGGCCGGCATCTTCCAAACCCTTGATGTAGTCGATCTGGGCATTGGTGGCAAAGTGCCACGATTTGTTGTGCTCTACCGCCCAACTTGCTACGCCGTTCGCCATGCCAGCGAAGTCTTTGACAACATCGTCAGCGGTTCGCCCGGAAACTTCAGCCACCCGAGCGGCCGCAATGGTCATTGTTTCCAGCGCCGGGGCACCGATGCGGCCCGATGCCACCAGCCCCATGGCAATCTCACGCGCAGCGCCTACGGTCGATCCTGCGGCCTCTGCTGCGGTCTTTGCGAGCTGATTGAATCCGCCTTCAGTGATACCGGCAGCACCTCCGGTCATGGCCATGGTGTCGCGGAATTCGATGCTTTGCTGCATCCCCTTGTAAAGCACAGCAAGCCCGGCGGCGGCCGCCAATGCGGCAGAACCAACAGGCCCAAGAAAGCGAGCGAATGACCCGAGCGCCTGAGGGATGAGTGCCCCAAGGTCTTTAAGTGATTTTCCTTGCGACACCAGCATGTCGTTTATCTGGCCACCCTGCTGGATCATGACCATCATCGGATTTTGACCGCCCGCAAGACTGACAAAAACGTCAGTGAACTGCGGCGCAAGCTGGCGCATGATCTTCTCTTGATCGCCCGCCACTTTGTTGACGCGGCCCATGCTTGCCGCAACCTTTTCGGCGGTCGCGCTGGCTCCTTGGTCTTGGCCGCTGAATGTGATCTTGATTTCTTGCGTCATGCGCTGGCCTTGGTCATGATTTCGGCAATGATGGACAACATCTCACGCTCCGCAACCATCAGAAGCGGGATTGCTTTGTGGGCCGCCCTCTGGCTGATTCTCGCCGATCTGCGGGCGTATTCGATAGCTGTGTAATCAAGCCCAAATGGACCATAAGCGCCGGCCCTTAGCTGCGTTCTCATGTCAAGCAAAAGTGAAAAGGCGTCTGCATTGCACGGCCACAACGCAAACGCCTCATCATCTTCGCCCGCAATTTCAGCCAGCATCTTGCGGGTGGCCCCAAGCGCTTTGGCATCTTTCAAGCTGGTGTCGGGGCCGCCGGACTGCATGACGGCCCGGACGGCCCCCTTCAGTTTCCCTCTCGGGCGCCTGCAAGCTCTGCGGTGTAGGTGGTCGCAATGGCCCGGCCAGCCGTGAAGTAGGTATCACACAGGGCTTCGAGCGCGTCAACGCCAAACGGGACAATCTCGCCTTTTTCGTTCTTCGGCTCGCTGCCTTCAACCCACCCCAGCACAACCTCGGCCAACCATTCGCCCTCGGTCTTTTGCGCACCAAGAGACGTTTTGTTGACCGCGCCAGAAGTCCAGGCGGCATAACCGCGCCGGCCCAATGCCGCGAACTTCAGCGGCAGAACCAGCGCCGCGCCACCAGGGGCGCGAATGGTCACCTCTGCGGTGAATGATGGGGCTTTGTCGATGACAATCATTTTTGGATGATCCTCAGTGCGTCATTGCCCGAGCTGGTCGGGAACAGGTCATAGCTCAGCTTGGTAAGCCGGCGCTTTCCTTCGTTTGCTGGTTCGACGGCGGTGCAGCGGGCGGCAGGCGCGTAAATCATCGTGATGTAGCCAGCGGTTGCGCCGTGCGTCAGGCCGATGGTGCGCAGCGTTCCCGCCGTGCGGTCGGCATGGAATGTGACTTCATCGGCCGCCGACAGGTCGCAGATGATTTCCAGCTTCGCGGCCGCATCGTCAACCCGATAGGTTTCGACGTTTGCGCAGAACAGTTTGGAAACCTCGTTGCCCGCGTCAATGTCGCATTGGCGCCAGTCATATGACGTGCCACCAGAAAACGCCCCGGCGCTGTAGGTGCAGCCGATCAAAACCGCCGCCGTGTTGGCCGGGTTGACAGGCTTTGCAACCTTCCAGGTTGAAGTGACGGGGGTAGGCGTGGCCGATGCGTCAACGACAGCGCCAATGCCACGCATGGAGAACTGCGCGGTAGGAATCTCGCCAGCGCGAAGCGTCATTTTCAGGTTGCCGACAGCGCCACCGAGTCGGATGTTCACGCCATCGTCATTGAACCAAAAACTTGACGATACCGGGCTGGTGGTGGCCGCGATGTATTCCACCCGAGAGCCTGCGGAAATGACTTCTGAGAAGTTGCAGCTCTTGAGGAAATAGCCCATGTTCGACGCGGTGCCAGCGGTGCCGCTGCCAACCAGGTCCATGGAAAAATTCAGGGTTGAATCACGCGCAACCTGAATCTGTTCAGTGGGGCGAAAGAACGGGCTGGAAACGTCACGCTGCGCCATGGCCGGGCCAACGGCGTAGGAAAAATCACCAACGCGGTAAAGGATGGCATGCGAAGAAGCGGACAGGCTCGGGTCAACGCCATAGGTCGTTTCTTCGGCGCCCATCAACGCCGTGCGGCGGGTAATGCGATTGGCTGGCATTATGTTTCCTCTTGGATTGCGTCAGCTTCAGGCATGAGGCCAGCAGCCATAGCGGTTTGATCGTCACGCGGCGTCAAGCTGCCGTCCTGATTCCTTACCCACGAACCGCCGCAGGGAGGGGTGGCCTCGGTGCCTTGCGGGGGTTGTGGCGTTGATCGGTATGTCGTTGTCATAGTGCCTCTAAAGTGCCGTTTTGGGTTTCCAGCGTCACGGAATAGAAAAGGTCTACTGAGCCCATTTGCCACTGGGCCACCTCATGATCTGGCGTGACCCTGCTGGGCTGGATTTCATATTTCAGCGCACTGGACATGATGCGTGCGTGGGCATCGTTTGCAAGCTGGAACTGACCCCGGCCAAGTGATCCGAGCTTTTTGGCGTTGCGGCTGAACGCCGAAACCTTGATGGTGATTTCCCAATCAAGCGGGGAATCAGCGCCAGCAAACCGGCCAACAGCCTGGGCATTGATGATCCCGAACAACAGTGCAAAGTCAACGCCATCGGGTACAGCGGCAATGTCTCCGGCTTCGTAAATCCGCCCACCGGCCAAAGGCGTACCGCTTCGGAATGCGGCATCCAACTGGTCTAGGATTTCCTCGAAGCGGGTGGCGCTCATGGCGTGACGGCCTCAAGCGTGATGCGGCAGTCGTACTCAGTCGGCACACCGGGCTCGATACGGGCCACGGTGTAATCTGCATCGGCAACCATCGGGCGGCGCAGGACGACAGCAGAGCCCGCCACAGCGTCAGGGAACAGCTCATAGAACCCGGCCGCGTGGCATGTGAACGTGGGCAGGGCCGCGCCGTCAATCATGAATCCGCCCATTTCAGGGCGAACACTTGCGCGACGATACCGGCCCGGGAGAAGCCCGGATTCGCTGGCAAGCCAAGCATTTGCCAAGCATTCGCGCCGCGATTGCTGCGCAAGTTGCAAGGCGCCGGCAACCATCGCCATTCTGTTTTCGTCGGTGGTTGCCATGGCCTGAATTTAGCGAATCACGCCATCCAGCAAAGTGGTGACGGTGGTCGCGCCCGACGCCTTGACGACAGTTGCCACACCGATCAAGGTGTTGCCGCTGGCGGTGCTGGTGCAGCGCTTGTTGGTGTTGTCCCAGTACACCTTGGCGCCAACCGTGAAGGTGTCGGTGCTCAGGGCGGTGACGGAGAAAACACCTTCACGCACACCTTCAACCGTGGCGCCAGAAGCGGCCGTGGTCGAAGCAATGGCGAAGATGGAGCCAACGAGGAAACCGTCGCCACTGGTGACGGCATAGGGCGCCGTCAAAGTGAGGATGTCGCCTTCTTGAACGTAGTTTTTCATGGTGCTTTCGCGTTGTGTTGCAAGCGCCCCGGTGTGACCCGGGGCAACCGATTAGGCGCCGGCGCCCTTGTACATTCCGCGCCAGCCCACCGCACGGGTGGCGAAGTGATGCACGATTCGAATCTCGGTGCCCAGCACGTCGAAACCATCCTTCGTGATGATCTCGGGGGTCTCAGCGCCGTTCATGAAGCGGAACTGCACGGTGTCGCTGATGGACGGGGCCAGCAGATACCAAGCGGTCGTGCTGTTGGCATCCAGGGTCGAATCGACAACCACTTCCAGCGAAGCCCGGCCACCGGCTGCAAACTCGCTCACGCCAGATTGGGCCGTGGGCATGTAGTTGGGGCTGGTGAGCTGGAACGCCAACGATTCGAGCGTGGCCGGCACGATCAGGTGACGCGGGGCAAAGTTCAGCGACTCGCCTTGCAGGCCCTTTTGCAGACGCATGGCGGTACGCCCAGCGGTCAGGGCGGGTTGGCCCAATACGCTGGTGTTGCCCGTGCCGGTTGCAAGGTTGTTGTGGCTGGAGTGGAACAGGACGGTGCCATCTTCCATCACGGGATTGCCGGTCAACTGCGCATAAACCAGTTGGTTTTCCAGGCGCGAAGCCGATGCACCCATGCCAACCGTGACGCTGGA